CCTGATTACAACGGGTGCAGGCGCATACAACATTCGTTGCGACATCCTGACCCCCACGAGACCTAGGATGAACATGATCGATAGATAACTGACTAAGGTCATAAGTTTTTCCGCAATAAATACATGTATGGTCAAAATGTTCCTTAATAGAGCGCCTCCACAGGCGCTTGGCTTCTGGAGAGGTCATAGCTATTAAGTTAAAAAGATAGTCGTCAGGAGTAGGAAGAAGGGGAGTCATGCGCGGCCTTTACGTGCTCGGTTTTTAGATGCTTTTTCAAGGAATGTTTTACCATTCTTTTTGTGTGATACATCTTTACCATCGCCGTTACCATAAGTTCCGCGTCTCCGATTTTCTTTGTTAAGTGCAGATCGTTTCTTGATCTGTAGTTTAGATGAGTCGTACTTCTTTTGATACGACTTGTAGTTACCGTTGGCGTATTTAGCGCCACTATATTTAGACGTGCGAGCCATGCAACCTCCGTTGTACAAGCTCAGGGTCTACCTGTGGCATGACTGCTGCCAATTTAGACAGCGGATTGCCTTCCATAGCTACACCGCTGATGTCATTTGTTTTGAGCCAGTCACAAGCTGCTTTCAAATCTGCAGTAGAAGCCTCGCCCGATTTGATACGGGCAAGGAACTCCTTAGTGACAAGATTGTGCAACTCGTTAAACTGATCTTCAGTCGCTTTTTTCTTTGTCATTTACTACCACAATAGGTACTACGTCATGACATAGGACTTCTACACGAGAACCAGGTCTAAACATAAACCCAGCTTTCATAATCTCGGTACATTTGAGTGCCCTCACAAGTTCGTAGTCAAGACGTAATTTTTGTTCGTGTTTTTTGGCTATGCTTTTACACAGCTCAATCATGCCACCATCCAAAGGTACACTAAAATTAAGCTGTGCACCAAAGTTGTTATTCCTAACGTAACCAGAAGTTTCATAAGGAATGGTGTCATTACCCATGTAAAACGGGCTAAATTGCATCGTAGCGCCGTTACAACTGACGTTGTTAGCGAAGTATTGCCGAGATGGTGCTCCATTGTTTTGGAATTGTACGGCTTGGTTTGTAACATTACCCGTAGCTGCTGCCACGGGATTTGAACTATTTTGCACTGTTGGATCTTCAGGTGCTGCAAGTGCAGGACTTACTGAGAGAAGACAGACAGCGAGGTAGTGGTGGAGGTTGATTCGATAACCTCGTCGATGCTGATGGTTTCCACGACTCCCGCATCCCGAACGACAGTCTCCAGTTGAAACTGTTCGCCCGCGTTGGTTACGGAATAGGTTGTGGAATCGCTCAAGATATCCCCACTGGGGGTTACGTTTGTTCCGCTCCATGATTTATAATCGCCACCCATGATTTCGGTTTCGATAGTACGTTCGATATCAATGGTGGTAGTAGTGGTTGATTGCATGGACCCCTGTGTAAAATTAGGGGTTACTTGCTGTGCTGCAGCAGGAGAAGCTAGAAACAAAAGGATAAGAAGTTTTTTCATGGTTCTTTTTTCTTAGGATCGTCGTCAGGTTTAGCTCTGTTGTTAGAAGTGTTAAGGCCAAAAGTAGCAAGAGCACCAGTAAAGACACTAGCCACGAACGTGATATCGCCGCCACTTTGACCTTTTTTAATCATAGGGATGTCTACGTAGTTAAGAGTAATAATAAAACCACTCCAAACAACAACACCTAGGCGTACAAAAGTACCGAGGATTTCAATATCCTTTTCGGCATGTTCTTTCACTTTTTTTAAGAAGGGTTTTCTTTGTTCTTTTTCTTTGTTAGTTTGCTCCATGCTTGCTTAAGTGCAGGTTTCATTAGTGTTACTAGCCATTTAAAAACTGAAGTAGCAGTAAGCGTGGCAGCAACAGAAATAACTGCTGTAGTAGCTGCAGCGGTCATGATCTCAGTGGACGGCATAGGGACTTCTACATCCGTAAACGGCACGTCAATCATTTGCACCTCTTTTGCTTGAGGTTTGTCCGGTGATTTATCTTCATTCTCCCCCGTTATTCCCGGTGGCGGGCGCAGGTCGCTAGGAGGGACTACAAGGGGCTTATAGCTAGGTAGCTGAGCCCTTGGTACCTCCAGGACAGGCGAGGGCATCATAGGCGCTTCTGGAAGCGTTAGAGAGGGGAATGAAGGAGGATTACTCCAGGGGTCCACCGAACAGTCCGCGTTCGATAAACTTTACTGCTTGATCGTCAACAGTGTTGTCGCTTTGCTCAGCTAGTTTAGTAAGCAGGTCAACGACAAGACGTTTGACTTTTTCAGAGTTAAGAAATGAGAAAAGAATTGGACGGATAAGGGTGATCATGGTTCTTCAGGCCAAGGGGTAGTAGGGTTGTCAATCAATGTTTTTAGTGCTGCAACATCAGCACATTTGTCAATTTCAGCTTGACGAGTGTTGCAAGCTGTACGAACCGCTTTGCGGTAGTTAAACCAGTCGATATTAACTTGACCGCCAGTTTCACGTGCTTTAATTACACGCCAATCAGACGGAGCAAGTAAATTACCTGCAATTTCGCTTTGTTTTTGTTTCCACTGAGTTTTGAGACCAGCGGTGGTGTTACCATCGTCGTCGGTAACATCTTCAAGTTGTTTAGGTCTGTCTACACCCCAGTAAAAACGTTGATCCCAAACCCCAACAACGGGGTCAGCAACTTCAACAATACCAATAGCTTTTTTTTCTTCTAATGTAGTTAGACGAAGCCAATTGGAGGGGTAAGAAACACCATCATGTGAAAATGCCCTGTCATATTGCAGGGTCTTGCCATCAAGTTGTAACATAATTATTTGTAAATTTAAACAGCAAGCCCGCCATTAGCTTGGAACGGATTTTCAGCAAAGGCGACATAAAGATAATTAAGAGCTGAATTATTAGTTTCCATGGCTGAAACTTTTAGCTTAAAACCATTGGAAAGAAAATCCATTTTATAACCAGGGGTCATTTCTGCGCCACCTGTATTTGGCGATAAAACTCTGTCGTTTACATTAAAAGGTTCACGAGCACTGTCAAAAACCATCCAATCTCTTGCACCATCATGTGCCTTTACCATGACCCATGCTGGACGGAAATTGGTGTGTACGAAGGGGCCGTCAGAGCTTGAGTTGCCGGCGTACTCACCAACCGCGCTATAGCCTGCGACAGGTGCAAAGCAATAAGCAATATGAGTTCCACCACTTCTAGATATGTCGGAATCGCTTCCGATTGAAAAAACTGACGATGTTGGCTCAGTATTATTCCAAAAATGTTGGTAAGTTCTAGCCTCAATGTTGCTGTTAAAATAATGATATTTTGTTGCTCCGTGTACTGAGTGGTAAACCGGCCATTGCCCACTATTTGATATGCTATGCGTGAAAATAAATTCAGGTTTAGCGCCTAAACCATGACCTACGGTGCCAGCAGAACCTGTCCCAGTCCATTTAACGATTGAAAAACCAGCCGATTGATTTGCTCTGACTTGAGAGCTGATGCTGCCGTCAGAGTTGCTAGAAGTTGACGATGCGGCTTTCCAAGCCCAAGAAATATATTCGTCATTGTTGTAGTTGGTAGATGAATGATTGCCAACACTAAATCCACTTGAAGTAAATGCAGTAAGAGAGTTGGTATAGGTGTCTTCTGCAGCTGTTCGATCTGTTCTTAAATAGTTTGTTGCGCCCCTAATACTATCAAACAAATAATGACCGCCTTCTGCAACGCCTGATCTGTATTTGTACCATACAAAATCTGGCTGAAAATCATACCCACTTATTGTTTGCGTACCGCCGTTGCCGGTATAGGTTATGGCGTCGTTATGGTCTGAACCTTTTGCAACATTAGGGGTCGATAGATTCGCTGTGCAAAGCGCTTTGTGATTGCTTGGAGCCGAATATGCAAAAGCACGCTGGCCCGCGTTTAAAATGTGCGTTGTGTTATCAATACCCACAACGGGGAAGTAAGTGCCAGTTATTCCAGTGAAGGCAGTTCCTTGACTTGTTCCGTTGACGTAATAAGTCAAAGTACCGTTGTCAGCGTCAAAAGCTACGCCAACAACATCTCCAGCGCTGGGATACGTCCCATAAGCAGAATAAGAACCGTTGTGCCATTTTTCGCCAGTTGTCCCGTGGAAGTCACCCCAGCCATAGCTGTCAGCATCTTCGCCAGGACTTTTATTTAATCCAGATGTGTTTTTTGCAATACCCCAGAAACGAGCAGTGCCTGTAGAGACAATTTCCCAATACCATTTGCCGGAGGACATTGCAAAATTGGCAAATGTTTGCTGAGTTCCACCAGTGGTACCAATAACAGCTTGTAAGTTTCCATTAGATAAAGTAGCCCCTGCTGATTTTTTAAGAGGGTTAAACGTGCAATAGTTCCCGCTAACTTCTCCGCCCGCACCAGTGTCTGACTGATCGCCGTTCGTTGGTGAGTCAAACAGAACATCGGTGCTTGCACCTTGGTCTGAGGTAAGGACATTGCCGTTGACCTTGATATACCAAAGGCCAATTTGGTAATTGCCTAATGAATACCCTTCGATCGATGTAATTGCTCCACCAGTAATGGAAGACGTGAGGGTCAATTCACCAGAGCTGCCACCACTATATGTTGTGTAGCTGCCACCATTGACTCTGTATTTTGCGCCTTGTGAAACCCTGATAACAAGGCTAGTCGCGGCTATTGAAGACGGCGGAGTAAACGTCCAAGTCGTTCCGGTGCTACTGCCAGAGGTAAGAAAAAAGTTGTTTGTATTAGAATCAAAAACTTTAGAGGCTGCATAGCCCGACGCAGCGCCTCCTGACGTGGTTAAACCAGAGGCGTAATCTATTGTGGCTGGGCTAATGTTGTTTACCGTAAAATCATTGTCATTGCCACTGCTGTCTTCTCCAATACTTGCCGCAGAAGTTACATTGCTAAAATTAATATGATAACCATTGGTTCCATATGATCCGGTGTATTCCTTTGCTTGCCATACACCATTGTCATCAAACCCCCCAAGATCTACCGCATCAAGCTGCTGGCCGTCAATAAAATGTATGTCAGCCATGTAGCCGTTAAAATATACACCTGCGTGATGACCAATATCAGTCCGAGTCGCGCTATTTAAATCAGTCTGAAAGTTTTCACTTGGCCATTGCGCAGTGCTGTAATCACTACTGCTCAACAAAGTGCCATTTATGCTAATTCTAAGTCTGTATGCCGCAATACTCATTGTGGTGTCTACAGCAACAATAATGTGATACCATGCGCTTGTATCACGCAATACTCTATTGCTTACAAGTTTAAAGTTGAAACTGCCACTTGCAAAATCATGGAACTGAAAAGTATTGTCTTGATTAAAAACAAATGCAGTATTTGGATGCGCGGTGCCGTAGCTTGAAAATACGCCTTCTTCCGCACCAAGCTTGCTTCTTTTTACCCACGCGCTCCAGGTCCATGTGCGCCGGTTGCCAGCAGACGACGGGGTTCTATTTAGATATGCACTATCAGCACTGTTAAACCGCAAGCTGCGGTCAATCTGGTAACCAGCAGCAGCGCCGCCAGCGCCGGCGGCACCTGCTAGGATATTATTATGAAATACACTCATGACATATTAAGGGTAGCTACAGCGTGAATAGAGGTGGAAGAGCGGACGATGTAGTCGATCCTATCAACGGATGACGCGGCAGTCGTTAGCGTGGGTGCGGTCCCGCCAGCAAAGTCCCAATAAGAACCGAACGCAGCCGTACGGGAGCCCGTTCCATCTTGCACAAGGAAGATAGAACCAGATTGACCTGCTACAAGGTTAGAGGGGTTAGCAATAGTTGCGTTATGTCCGAGGGTAACGGTAAAATTGCAATGAGTCGCAAAATCAGGAGTAACTGTTGTGCCACTGGTAAGTGTACCGATTTCAGCGACAGCACCAGCCTGGGCAGTAATGATGCCTGCAAACGTGGCGCCCGAGCTGTCGATTGTTGCTCGAACATAATTAGCAGTACCAAGCTTTAAAGTATCCCCATCATGGTTATATTCAATATAACCACGATATTCAGCATCTCCAGACGTCCCGTCAGAGAAATAAATGTTACCTTTGTTTGTTGTACCACTCCGAACCGTAATACCGGTATTGCCAGAGGTGGCGACAGTCAAATCGTCTGCGTTTGCTTCACCTTCAGTCGTTGTGCCAAGCAACAACCGCCCCGAGCTATCAATTGTGACGTTACCACCAGCAAACGAGGCACCACCGTTATTACTCGTATTTAATACAACACGGGGTGTAGTTCCTGTTAATGCATTTGAATTGCCGTTATTACCTAAGTAAAGAACACCATCAGTACTTAATCGAGCTTTATCTACAACTCCAGTGTGTAATTTAAATTGTCCTTCAATGTTGGCTTCACCATCAACATCCAAGGTGTCGCATTCAAGCTCACCTGTAATGTCTACACCGTCTGATTTGGTCTTTAATTTTTCAGAGCCGTCGTAGTAAAGATTTACATCACCATTTTCATCACCATCTATAATATTTTCGCTACCAGCAGCGTTTAAAACTCTAAACGCACTGGCTTGAAGAATAAGTTGTCCAGTTCCAGAATCTACAATTTTTGAATTAGATCCATCGTGATAAATTTCTAGGTCATCACCAGTACCAAATCTTGCCTTTACATTATCATCAAGATCAACGTTGCCGGTAAACGTACCACCAGCCAACGGCATCTTAGCGGCAATGCTGTTAGTAACAGTAGTAGAGAAGTTAGCGTCATCACCAAGTGCAGCTGCAAGCTCATTAAGAGTGTTGAGCGTACTAGGTGCAGAATCAACTAGACCGGAAACTTCAGTATCTACATATGCTTTAGTAGCAGCATGAAGGTTAGAGGTAGGAGCACCAGACAAAGTTAGTGCACCGGTCAAAGTACCGCCAGCAAGCGGTAGTTTTGAACTATCAGTGTGTGCATCTACATATGCTTTAGTGGCAGCATCTTGGTTAGCAGCAGGATTAGTCAGGTTAATAATTTTATTTGACTGTACGTCAATATCACCATTAGCATCTAGTTTAAGGTTGCCTGATTCATCGGAAATTTCATTTCCATTCATATCAAGCGGTGCACCAAGTTGTGCATAACCTGTGCCAGTTACAAGCAAGGTACCAAGGTCCAACTGGATAGAACCAGTTTCCATGGTAATAATACCTTTATCCTGGTCTACAGTGAAGAAGCTGCCAAGAGCAAACTTACCTTTGTGGTCTGTAGTAGCTGTCCATATTTTACCGTTGTTAGATTCATTAACCTGACGGGCTTCAATAGGCACACCACCGTTTTCAGGCAGTGCACTGTAGTTAGTACCACTACCAACATATTCCATTGTATGACCACTAGAGGCGATCATAGAACGGAGGAAGAACGACACAGCAGCGTTATCGCTTACTGCACCGTTAAGACCAAGATTACCTGCCCTATCAGCAGGATCAGGACGGCTAATAGTAACAGTCCAACCAGATCCACCTTCAGAGTCAGTTCTAGCAACAGCAGAAACAACAGGGTAAATAACACTGTTTACCTGGACAAGCATGTTGTCTTGTGGACGTGTGCCTGAACCAAACCAACCAGTAGCTGCAGCCGGTGCATTAATGTTAAAAGTTGTAGCTTTATCAGCTGCAGCACCATCAACATTAGATGTAAAGATTGCAGATGAAGATTTACCATCAGCAACCAAAGCACGCTCACCAAAGTCAGTAGTAGATGCAGCCAGGTTAGCCTGACCACCATTCAGACATTTGATGTGGTACTTGTTAAAGAATGCATAGCTAGAAGTACACTGTGTGTAACCGTTGTTAGTAACAAGGATACCAGGACCATTCAAACCAACATGGGTGTAGCTATCTGCTACCATTGAACGGAGCGGGCTTGTCGACTTAGGTACAGAGCCATCGATAAGCATACCGCCACCAGTCGGCGCGGAATCAGTGTCACCAGCAGAACCACCACGTGGACGGTGAGCACGAAGGTCGTTGTTATCAATCTCACTATCAGAGAAGTTGGTACAGTTCTGAATATAAGGAGATTTAGTAAGATAGCAATTATTGTAAAGTGCAAAGTTCCAACCTTGACGTGTAGGCAATACCGAGTCCAGAGTGTTACTACCGGAGCTGCTAGCTTGCATACCAGTCAACGTCAGGTTTTGGATGAACGAACCGCTGTTCAATTCAAACAAGGCATTGTTACCATCAGCATGGTCACCTTGAGTTGCTGGAGTAGGATGCACAATAGTGCTACGAAGCGCCATACCTACAATCGACACGTTACGTCGTTTGATTTGGATAGGAGCAATCTCCCGATAAACACCAGCAGAAACGATGACGGTCATACCATCACCACCACCAGTTACTTCCAGCTGGAAACCAGAACCCCCGCCGCTGCCGAGGTTAGAGTCAGAAGCAGATAGAATATCACCAATTTGATACTCTTCTAGTGTAGTTGTACTTGTAACAGTACAGGCGGTTACAGCACCACCGGCAACAGTAATGTTAGCTTGCAGACCAGAACCAGTAGTACCACCAGTAAGAGGTACGTTGGTGTAAGAACCGTTTGTATAGCCTGAACCAGCAGTCTTAATAGACGTGCTGATGTCAGCGTTGATGTCAGCAATAGCACCTTTAATAGTCAGCTTAGGACCACTAATACGGTGACCAGTTTTAGAATCATCACCACCGGTAGCATCAACGTAGATGACTTTATCTTGGGTACGGAAAGAACCACCAGACGCAACGTCTAGCCAGGTGCTGCCATTCCAAATCTTAAGGGTTTGGTCATCATCATTTTGAAGCCAGGTCTTACCAGTTTCCCAATCTGTACCACTAGGAGTACCAGTTTGTACAAGGGTGTCAAAACGACGTGCAGATGCAGATGCTGTAAAAAGATTATTATCAGCAGGGCTAGGAGATCCAGCGTTCTGCTCAGCATAAGTAATCTTATCAGCGTCTTTAATTTTATCAAGGTCAACACTGTTGTCACTCAGACCAACAGTAATAGTACCATCACCATCATTAGTAATTGAAACACCATCAGAACCTGCAATATCACCAGTAATAGCAGCATCGATCATATCATCGATCTTAGCTGTAGTTGCGATAGTAGTATCGTTATTAGGATTAGATTCCGATGAAGTGATAATGTCAGCTGCTTTGATCCGATCAAGATCAACTGAACCAGCAGCAATGCCAAGAGTTACCTGACCATTGCTAGCACTTTTTTCAAGACCAGTGCTGTTAACAAGGACATCAGTTTCAACTACGTGATCAACATAATCCTTGACAGCACCTGTAGTAGGAAGGGCTGTGTCGTTATCAGGGATTACATTACTAGCTGAAGCAAGCTCAGCCTTAGTAAGGGTTTCTGTCGCTTCATCCTGGAATCGTGCATCCATTGCAGCAGTTGTAGCAACCTTTGCGTCACTACTAACCCAGGTTTCAGTAGAATAAACAGTGCTGTCAAAATTATCCCAATAGTAGTTCTTAAGATAAGCATCTACATCATCAGGAATACCTTGACAATTAGATTCTTGAACAGCATAACGCAGCTGCTCAAAGTTCTTATTCAGGTCATCAGACCTAATTGCCGAGCCAGGGTTGAACAAAGCACGGATGTCGTCAATCTTGGTGATCCTACGGATCTTAACGTTGTCAACAGTAGGCTCACCTGGATCCGTTGGTGTGGTAGGTGACGGTGGCGCAGTACCGGTAAACTCCACAATGGTGGGGTTAGCATCAGTAATACGCCAGGGGTAGGTGCTA